GGCGCGTGCCCGCGAGGTGCATGCGCTGATGAAGACGGGCGCGCTCGACGGGCTGTCGATCGGCTTTCGCGCCGTCAAGGCGAAGACAGACCGGGCAAGCGGCATACGCCGCATTCTCGAGGCGGACCTCTGGGAAATCTCGGTCGTGACCTTTCCGATGCTGCCTTCGGCCAGGGTCTCGAACGTGAAGCACGCGCGGTTCTTCCGCGACAAGGAAACCGAACTCGTCCGCGCCATGCGCCGGGCGGCAAGGGCAATGGCGATCAGCAACTTCAGACAAGGATGAGACCATGGTGAGCGAGACGAGCGGAACGCAGATGACAGCAACCGGGACGACGGGGGCGGCGCCCGAGGTGAAGGCGGCGCCGGATACGATCGCGGCGGCCTTCGAGGACTTCATGCAATCCTTCGAGGCCTTCAAGGAGGTGAACGACCGCAGGCTGGCCGAGGTCGAGCAGAAGCTGACGGCCGATGTCGTGACCCGCGACAAGGTCGAGCGGATCAACAAGGCGATGGACGAGCAGACCCGTATGCTCGATCAGCTGGTGCTGAAGAAGATGCGCCCGCCGCTGGGGCGCGCCGGCGCGGAGACGGCGGAGGCGGGCGAGCACAAGGCGGCCTTCGAAAGCTATATCCGGCGCGGCGACGAGACGGCGCTCCGCGAACTGGAAGCCAAGGCGATGTCGGCCGGCATTCCCGGCGACGGCGGCTATCTGGTGCCGGCCGAGACGGATACGCAGATCGGCCGCAGGCTTTCCGTCGTCTCGCCGATCCGGGCGCTGGCGACGGTGCGGCAGGTTTCCGGCGCGGTGCTGAAGAAGCCCTTCGCGCCGGCGGGAATGGCCTCCGGCTGGGTTGCGGAGACGGCGGCAAGGCCGCAGACGGCCACGCCAGAGCTTGCCGAGCTGTCCTTCCCGACCATGGAGCTCTACGCCATGCCGGCGGCGACGCAAGGCCTGCTCGACGATGCCGCCGTCGACATCGAGGCCTGGATCTCGGGCGAGGTGGACGTGGCCTTTGCCGAGCAGGAGGGCGCGGCCTTCGTGTCCGGCGACGGCGTGAACAAGCCGCGCGGTTTCCTGAGCTGTGCCACGGTTGCGGACGGCGGCTGGAGCTGGGGCAATATCGGCTATCTGCCGACCGGGGCGGCGGGCGCCTTTGCGGCAACCGGCGCTTCCGACGTGCTGATCGAAGCGGTCTACGCGCTGAAGGCGGGGCATCGCCAGAACGCCCATTTCGTCATGAACCGCAAGACGCAGGGGCAGATCCGCAAGTTCAAGGATGCCGACGGCAACTACCTCTGGCAGCCGCCGGCAGGCGCCGGCCAGGCCGCGGCGCTGATGGGCTTTCCCATAACCGAGGCCGAGGACATGCCGGATATCGCGGCCGATGCGCTGTCGATCGCCTTCGGCGATTTCCGCGCCGGCTATCTGGTGGTCGACCGCATGGGCGTTCGCGTGCTGCGCGATCCCTATTCGGCCAAACCCTATGTGCTCTTCTACACGACCAAGCGGGTCGGCGGCGGGGTGCAGAATTTCGAGGCGATCAAGCTCATCAAGTTCGNGGTGAGCTGAGGGGNGGNCGGGGGCGTTGTGTCCGGCTGCTGCCCAGCGCCCNNATNTGATGTGTTCGTGTCTAGTATTGGCCCNGTGCGGTCGATGGCCGCCGCGAAACTCCGGCTTTTGCGAGGGAGTTTTGCGGCGAAACCGCTCGAAGGTTTCAGGACGTCACAAGACNGATACCAGGTTCAGACTGCCACGAAGCCGCCNTCGACAAATAGCTCCTCGCCGCCAACGAAGCTGCTTTCGTCCGATGCCAGAAACAGAACCGCCTTGGCGATCTCTTCGGTCTGGGCGAGCCTGCCGAACGGAATAGTCTGCTGCATCCATTCTTCGGCGCCGGCATTGTTCTGAAGATAGGTCTGCATCGCCGATGTCAGGACCATGCCGGGTGAAACGACGTTCACACGAATGCCTCGGCTTTTGAGATCGGTCGTCCATGTTCGGGCGAACGAGCGGATCGCTGCCTTCGTCGCGCTATAGATGGACAGGTTGGCAAAGCCCTTGGCTCCCGCCCCCGATCCAGTCAGCACAACAGCACCACCGGCAGACATCAGGCTCAGAGCCTTTTGGACGGTGAAGACCATGCCCTTCACGTTGATGCCAAAGACGCGGTCGAAATGATCTTCTTCAATGGCGCCGATCGGGGCGGATTCGGACACGCCGGCATTTGCGAATACCACGTCCACGCGGCCGTGATCACGCTTTACCTCCCCATAGAGCCTGTCGAGGTCTGCAAGATCGCTGACATCGCCTTGAACGCCAGCAGCGCCATTGCCGATTTCCTCTAGCGCCTCGTCCAGGCGTTCTTGCCGACGTCCCGTGACATACACATGGGCACCTTCTGCGGCGAACAACTTGGCTGTTGTCAGGCCTATGCCGTCCGTTCCGCCCGTGATCACCACGACCTTGTCCTCAAATCGCTTTGTCATGTCATTCGCTCGCTTTCACATTAAGTGGAGGATTGCTCCACTTACTATATGGAGATATCCTCCACTTACAAGTCATGGTGAGGAAGATTTTTTGGCTGACGAAACCCCATTGCGAGCCGATGCGCAGCTAAACAAGGAGCGGATCCTTGCCGCAGCCGAGGAAGTCTTTATGGAGCGAGGCGCTGGCGTTTCATTGGACGACGTCGCAAAGCGCGCCGGGGTTGGGATCGGGACGCTTTATCGCCGCTTCTCAACGCGGGAAGACCTCCTGGCCGCGACATATAGCGCCCGATTCCTGGCTCTCGCTGAGACGAGCCGTGCCAGAGCAGTTAATCTTGATCCTGCAAACGCCTTGCGCGCCTACCTTGAAGAACTCGTCCAATATACGAATGTTTATCGAGGTTTCGCTGCGTCTCTCGGGATGGTTCTAAAGATTGGAACGCCCGGATGTCTCGCTACCAGTGAAGAAGGTGCCCGACTTTTGCATACTGCACAGGAGGCGGGAGTNGTTCGGCCTGATATCAGCTTCAACGATATAGTCTGCGTAGCGACCGCAATATCACTCGCTACCGAGCAAGACNGCTCACGACAAGCGCACATCANGCATTTGGTCGGCTGTNTTNATGAATGGGATCGTTGAGCGCTGAAACTCCCACGATGACCGCTGTTGGCCCGAGGTAGACCTTCATTCGCGGTATGCGGGCGGCAGCTATCTGGGCGTCGACATCGAGGATGCGCTGGAAACGGCAGAGCATACTGAAATTTGAAAATGCACGGCCCCGCGCGGAGCGGGGCCGTGCGCTTATACGCGTACGGCCTCGTCTGAAAAAATCGATGGAGCGGCTATGCGACAATTGCGGATATCAAGCCAGGGCTTTGCTGAGGTTGTTTGTCACTGTGCCCGCTCGGGATGCTCTATCAACGTCAGGCCTACGCCACTCAAGGCGTAACGGTCACATGTAAACTGGGCGAAGGTCGGTTTGAAATGCGAGGGCTCGTCGAGCGTGCCTGCATAAAGCGTGACAATCTCAGGCGCATGCTCGGGTAGGCCGAAAAGCAAGCTGCCACAGTTGGAGCAGAAGTTGCGCACCGTCGGACTGCCACTGCCGCCTATACTGGTAAAAGACCGGATAGGCCCATCGGCAGAGAAGCCGCTTTTTCGCATCACCAGGACCGGCAGCCCCGCTGCACCCGACGCTCGCTGACAATCGCGACAGTGGCAGATGAGGCTCACCTCAGGTTCGCCAAGTGCCTCATAGGAGCATTTCCCACACAAACAGGTACCAGTCCAATTCCTCAGCCCCATCTGACTTCCCTCCAAAGTCCATGAAATTACATATGCGCTGTGGATTTGGAAGAGCAGCTATCGGCCCTGAGAGGCTTCGCTTCAGGCCGATCCCTCCCTATTCGGCCAAGCCCTATGTGCTCTTCTATACGACCAAGCGGGTCGGCGGCGGGGTGCAGAATTTCGAGGCGATCAAGCTGGTGAAGTTTGGGGTGAACTGAGGGGGAGCGGGGGCGTTGTGTCCGGCTGCTGCCCAGCGCCCTCATGTCATGTGTTCGTGTCCACTATTGGCGCTGCGCGGCCATTCGGCGTGTCGTAAAGGTTGGCCACTTGGGCCGACCTTTACGAGCAGGTTTGTGAAAGATATTTCCCTTATAAACCAATGGCGAAACCCTGTCACAAATTCTAAGGTTTCCGCGGCAATGTTGCCCGATACTAACGTTTACCTTGGAAACGGGCGTTAGACAGATTGCTCCTGCTCACCAAGTGAGGGGAACCGGGCAGCAAAGACTTCCTTGGCTGCGAACAAGCCATTAAGCGCCGCGGGAAAGCC